GGGGAATCAGACGAGCCGCACACCTCACACGGCTCGTGACGTTCGAATTCGCTATCAGTAGTCATCAAATAGAAAACCTACTTCTTCATCTAAAGCATCGTCATATTCTCGTATCACTTTTTTAGGAAATCTTTTCTCTAAGTGTTGTCTAAGTAATTCGTCTACTTTGTGAAGTATATCGCATGGGGTTTGTTCAGTATTGTAAAACCATTCCCCCCAATTTTCTCCTAACTCCCTTCTAGTTACTTTTTCAATATCTGTTATAAGACTATCCGCGAGATAGAAATATATAGAACTTGTAAATTCAAAAGGTTCGTCATAATAGTTTTTAGTAGGGGTGGTTAGTTGTGTCATTAAATAAGCCAATCAACAGGTATGTCGTGGTAGGCACACCATTTGATGTTGTATCTATCGCACCAAATGGCATACGTCGTTTTAGATTTCTTACTAATCCTTTTATATGGATCTTGAAACACCATTCTTAGGTCTATATCAGGGTTGTCCTTGATCACAGCGCGAATTTTTCTGCGATCTGCACTATCCCAATACCCCTTACATTCCAGAATCCTTCCGTTCGGAAGAATGAAATCTGGAGAGTAATGATGTTGGATTACATAGCAGAGTTTTTTACTCTCGTACTCATAATCAATATTTAATTCAAATAAAAGGTCAGCAACTTTCTCTTCGAGTTTGCTGCGAAACATTAGAAGTCATCTGCTTCTACTGAGGCTGGTGTTCCTGCTGCTTCAGTGGTGTCTATATCACCATCCTTAAATCCTTCAGTTTTGCCAAACAAGCTGGCTACTCCTGACTCGTCAAGATCTCCACCAAGTGAAGCTCCCTCTTGTACCTTGACAATCTGTACACCAGATAACTTTAGGCTAGTGCCGTATGTAGTTCCATCACGCAATAGGTAAGGCTTCTGAGTAAATCCAATCTTTACTTCGCTACCTTCGTAAACTGGTAGGTTTTCGTCTGTTATTAACGTACCTTCGCAGTCAACAATAGGCGGCTTATTCTCCTCCTTCCATGAGAACTTAACTACAAATTTACCTGGGTAAACTTCTTCCCATGGCTCTGGCTTACAAGTAGCTCTATTAGGTTTGCACTTAAGCTTACTTATACACCAATCTAAGCAGTCTGTTCTTTCAGCGTCTAAAGCATCAATTATTTCTTCTCCTACTACTGCCCTAAGTGTGTAACCAAACTTAGAAGGCTTAAGTATTGCGTTGAAACCAGTAAGTTTAACTGGGTTTTCAGTGATGTGGATGGTTCTTGTCATTAACAAAAAAAGTATGTTGAATCAATTACTTCGGACGGTTGAAGGTCTCCAATAATCGGCGGTTGGGTCTCTGCCTTGATCTCTCTGGCAAAGTTCTTTAGGGGTTCGTTCTCTGCGAATAGATGCATGTATGTTTTCCTTACCAAGGTGGAAAGGTATTTCATATCAGTGGCTAAACACAGGACAGAATCATGTATTGTTGCTATTGGTCTCTCTCCAAACTCAGTGATGCTGAGATGTAGTAAAGAGGCGTCATAGCTATGTATAAGATTTGGTGCAGTTGCGTTCTTGTGATGTTTAAGGTCAACGCCTTTTTCAGCGCCAGCAATATTTATTTCGGTTCTACCCATTAGTTGAGTCTTTATTGTTTTTGTCTCATGTTTCATGAGCTTTTGGACAACTATGAATCCACTAGGAGTTTCCCATTTAATAATTTTTGCACCATTTTTTATAGACTTAGATACTTCAGTTTCAATCCAGCGCATGACTTTCATGGGACCGGGGACTACGTCCTCCATGGCATTCCTGACAGCTTTAACGCATTGGGTTAATTCATCCTTATCTATCTTTATATCGTCGTCTTTTAAGGCTTCACGTATGTACGCTCGATTGCTGAAAGGCTTTGCGTTGTAAGGGATTGTCATAACGCATCTCTTACATTTTTTTCTATTCCAGTTAGCTCTTAACCTCTCTGGAATATGTGGCTTACTCTTATCAGCTATAACCTTATAAGCATCTTGTGGCTTATCGCTACCGATGACGTTAACCATCTGTGCCGTGGACTTATCGCGAGCCATTCCTGCAAGGATCTGTAACCCTGAGCAAGTAGCATCGGTTGCCACGAAAAGATGAGAGTGAACTCTTTTACCTGTATGTATGGCATACCATTCCTCCGCAGCGGCGAGGAATTGCCATGGCTCGTCAACGTTCTCCCAGTCGCCTATGTTACCTAGAGGATCAGTAGCTACTCGCTTGATTAATTCTCTATTTGTACCATCTGCACACCAGTCAATGCGTTCTTGCCATGAGGCTTTATCCAGACCAAAGCAAGTAGCTACCTGAAAAGACAACCAGTCCTTACCTTCGTCCGTGATTAATGCACCCTTGTCGCTGATCAAGAGACTTTTCCCAAAGTCAGTGTCTTGAGGCGTGAGGAAGGAGGGAATGGGATATGCCCTTCCCCTATAGTCATAGCTAAAAGGCAAATACCAAGTATCATTCCTGAACTCTCTGGCAATGTTCATAGTCATCCGAGTACGGCATGACTTCCTTACTTCGTTAGCTCGTAAGTTACAAACTTCTCTAGCTGCTCTCTTCCACTCCGTACGTGACTCCTCGTTGGTGTCTATATCTACTGGCTTAGGTGGTATTACATGCTCAATAACAGGGCGGAATTTTCCTACGGCAACTCCTTGTCTCTCTAATTCCTCGGCAACCCCCATTGTAAAAGGGTTTAGACGGTATCCAACTTCTTGGATTTTATTAAGGAACTCAATAGGAATTTCCCCCTGTATTAATCCGCCATAACCCCTCCTTACCATCTCGTAACAACGAGTTAGATCATTTAAAAAATATCCACCATCTTGAAGTACTGACCATCTCCTTGGAAGGATCTTCATTGGCTTAAGTAATGGGCTATAAATCTCAGCACATGCAACTATCTCCTCCTGATACTTGATGAACTTTTCACTAGGTATAAGTGTTAAACATTTTTTACTACCCTTAAAGAAAATATTCTTTTCAAAGTATCCAGTCGAATCAAGGAAACAATCTAATAACCAAGCACCAACTTTTATCTTGGTTGTTTTATCCCAGCTAGTCCAAGGAGTAATGTTCTTCTTGTGTATGAGGGTTTGAATACATTTACGTTTGTAAGATGTACCCTTCGCATCGTGCCAATAATTCCTCTTTAGTGTTTCAAATAACTCAGGAGCAACTGATTCGTAATAACTAAGTTGAGCTTCACCTTCTATTGCATGTCCAATGGCTAATGAAATTGTCATTACATTGTGCTTTAACTTGCGAGGTGAGAACACATGGTCAAATACGACCTTGGATGTGATTAAGGCTTGTATGTCTGAATCAATAGGAAATGTGCATTTAAAATGAAGCGCAACATCTGGACCTCTTCTTAATTTTTTATATCTTGCTTTCTTTGTATCAATGTGCTTAATCAGTTCTAACAATATTTCACTTATTGCGACTGACCCATAAACAGTGGCGGACGCATAAGTCTTGTCCTCCAAATTCTTGGTGTCTTTGCGTAGTTTTTCTACGCCACCTCTTACCTGTTTACGTTCAAATGCGATCTGTCTTTCGACTTCAAGTGGTGTCGGCATTGATGGTAGAGTTTTTTACGGATTTTCGTTGCACTTTCGTACAGGTATAAACAAAGAAAGGGACTAGGTTTGTTACCTAATCCCTTCCACTTAACCTAACTATTGATGTTGCTTTTTGAGTGCGGTGCGTCTACCAATTCCACCACGCTCCCAAGGCTTTTCAGCGATAAAAGTGTAACAGAAGGGCTTAACATTGCAAAAAAACGTATCAAATAGTGGTGTTTTCAACATGCTATGGACGGGGCGCATTACGCAACAGCGAAGTCTATCGCATTTATTTTTGTTGCGAGCTGCTTATCGTTCGCGTGCATGTATCTTTCAGTGACCTTGGTTGAACTGTGACCAAGTTGTTTGGCTATATCAAATATGTGGATACCACTCTGGTATAGAAGGGTGCCACATGTATGACGCAAGCCATGGAAAGTCCATCCTTGATTTGGATAAGGCTTACCAATATGTAGAAGACACTTCTGGAAAGCTCTTCTAATGGCGTTCTGAGCTGCTTTGCTGCTGGTACGTGTCCAATCATCCCCAAACAGGTAAGCCCTGCTTTCCTTGCACCTTCGTACAAGTATGGGAAGCAAAGAGTCGTGTATGCCGCATGTTCTAGCTTGCTGATTCTTATTCTTAGGTTTAACAACAGTGATTAGTTTCTGATCAAAATCCACACGATCTGGTCTCAGACTGAGGATCTTATCTAAACGAATACCTGTTAAAGCTGCGAATAAAATTATGTCAGCTAATGCTTCGTTCATTAATTCATCACGAGCGAATTGGTGCATCTTTTGAACTTCTTCTGCTGTATAAGCAAAACGTTCTTGTGCATCCTCGGCTGGATTGAACTTCGTGAACTTAGGTATAGGGTGATCAAATGGTATTAAGCCATGTGTCTTGGAGTGGTTAAGCACTACCGACACTGCTGAGATGTATCTATTTAAAGATCCATGCTTTAGTGGCTTACCATAGGCACCATTTTTTAACTCAATACAATCCTCAAGAATCATTCGAGCTGTAATCTTCGTGACATCAAACTGATGACTGTGAAGATCAGTGAACTTACCTGAGTAAAGGAGCGCGGACTTCCGTCCATTTCCTTGCCAAGTAGTTTTCTTTGTGAACTCAAGGCATTCACCCCAAGTAACTTTAGTCTTCGGCATAAAGAACTCGTTTGATAGTACGAACAAGGGATTTACCCTCTTCGCTGAGCTTATAGATCTGCTTGCGCTGATCTGTTGGATCGCGATACTTAATGATCCATCCAAGTCCCTCCTTGTTTAAACGATGACGACCAGAGAGCCAATCACAGTTACGAGAGACACTTGCTGAACTCATATCAAGTCCAACGTCAGGATCACTTAGTTGTTTCTTACTCACGTCATCATGTGATGCTATGTATAAGAAAACAGCGACAGTTTGACATGGAATCTCTTTATCATGACTTCGGATGATCTCCATTACCATTAGTAACTTCGACATCGTCAGGTCTGTTAACTGCCTCCATGGATCGGGTGTCATTGTTCCTAGACTTAGGACGTCCCCACTCTAGCATCAAATTACCAAAGTGGAAGGATAATTCAAAATACTTTACATCATCTATACCTATATAGAAGTCTCCTTTCGAAAAGATTTGCATGTAAAAAATGTTAGATAGTGGTCAGCACTTAGTATTTATAGATCCGCCTAATTCGTCTGTCTTTTGTAGTAAATCTTTTGCGATTATTTTATAACTAGGATGATTACGTATGTGTGTAGCTATCGCTTCTAACACAACATCGTTAATGCTCTTTTGTTGATAAGCAGCAAATACACTTAATACTTGGTGACAAGAATCTTGCATGTTTACATTGATGCGTCTCATGGTCTAGATAGGTGAAGTCGAAGTTTCTATCAACGTAGCGAAAAATACCTATTCGTCTACTAATTATACTATGTATAGTATTAAAAGATACCTAAATGATTTGGTATGTATCATCTGATACCTGCTCTTCAATTAATTGTATTAACTCTGTTTTGTGCTCGTGATTGTCTATAACTTCGAGCAACTTTGGTAATTCAGTCAATAATGTTTTTGTCATAGGTGAATGGCTCCTGTGGTGATAAGTGGAATGTTCCGTCCATAGAGACGAGGGTGAATGTTTCGTTGTTTGCCATGCATTGCTTGACTCGCTTCTGTGCCCATCTGGTTTTGTTGTAATAAACTTCCTTGATCTTTCCAGTCTTGGGACTTTGGATTCTCATAATGCAAGCTACCGAGTCAGGTATTAAATACCCGTCTATCTTCCAGTCTTCAAACTCTTCAAATGTCAGAGACTGGTAGAAATTGTCCGGCATGTCCTTGTAGGCTTGCCAATTGTTGGGATAGTACTTTCGTTTTGCCATTGTCAATGTCAATAAGAGTTAGTTGGTTTTTGTCAGTCCATCGTTTAATCGTCCAAGCGATGTCTTCGACGTCAGAGTTGTCGTTAAACTGGAAGTATTTGTAGTTAATATCCCCGTCCTTGCTATAAATACACTTGAACGATTGCATAGAGT